AAACCTGTACCGGCCAATGAACCCTTCAGGCCAGCATCAGACAACACAGACAACGCTGCCGCTGTTTCCTCAATGCTCAGCCCCATGGCGCTGGCAACTGGGCCAACAAACTTGAACCCCTCACCCATTTCCTGAACGCTGGTGTTTGAACTGGCAGCTGCCTTGGCCAGCACATCGGTCACTTTGGTGGCCTCTGTTGCATTCATCCCAAACCCACGCAACACCGATGCCGTGATGTCAGCCGCGTCAGCCAATTCCAGGGCACCCGCCGCTGCCAGGTTCAGCACGGAACCCATGGCCGCTTGAATCTCAGTGGCATTGAAACCGGCCTGCCCCAGGAACCCCATCCCCTCAGCCGCTTGTTTGGCTGAAAACGCTGTGGTGGCACCCAATTGTTTGGCCTGTTCAGTCAATGCCAGGAATTCACTGCCCGTGGCACCAGTCACAGCCTGAACCCGCAACATGCCTGATTCAAACTCTGCAAATGATTTCACAGACAAACCAATGGCTGTGCCAACCGCAGCAACACCAGCCGCACCAACCGCCAAACCTTTGGCCACACCAGCCCCAACGCTGCTGGCTGTACGCCGGAACTTTGACAACGCACCTTCAGATTGTTTCAGACCACGCCGGAACCCCTGAGTGTTGGCTCCAATTGCAATGTTCAGCGCTTTGACGGTTGCCATTTAGCTTTCCTTGGGTTTGGACATTCGGGCCAGGAAACCTAGCTTTGCCTTCATCTGTTCGGCTGTTCTGGCTTTGCCGTCCGCACCTGGATGGAATGGCATGAAATCCCCAGGCTTGAATGACCGTGCCCCCTTCTTTTTGTGGGCATTGGCAAACAACGCAGACTGGATGGCCTGGTTGATGTCATCACGCTCTGGCCCAATGGGGCTGATTCTGTCATAGGCCAACCAGGCTGACAGCTCCCGGCTGGTCATCTCACGCTTTAGCTGCCCGACTGTCAGGCCCAATGCTAGCGCCAACCGGAATAGAAACCGGCTCATTGGGCGGGCTCTGATTCCCCCTCCAGCTCATCAATGTCCTGGCTGGTAAACCCGTTCAGTCTGGCTGCTACCGTGAACACCCGATCAACCGCCGCAGCGGATTTGGCACCCAATGCGGCAGCGTCACCCTTTTCAAACAACGCTTTGCCATTCTCATCACACCCAACCAGGCAAACCAATCTGGCCCGCAGGTTGGACATGTTTTTGGAACGCTTGCCAACGCCCGCCACCTCAGCTTCAAACTGGTCACGTTCACCGGCTGTCATCACCCGAACGTACAAAACCCCATTCCATTCTGGGACATCAACCCGTTCCAAACGCAGGTCATCTGATCCCAGGATGTCATCCCTTGACAACAAAACATCTGCCATGTGTCAGCCCTCCTTTTGGCTGTTTTTATCAGGCTGCCGTGTGTGAAACGCCGCCGGTAATCTTGAACGCAATGGTTGCGCGGTTGACTTCATCAATGGCCTGGCTGTGGCTAATTGAACGTACAAACGCAGTCATTTCATAGTAATCAGCATCAGAGAATGTGACTTTCAGGGTTCGGCTGGTGCCGGTCATGAAATCATCCCACAACGCACCTTGCTGACCATCAGCATGGTCAAACTGGATTTCCATGGATACTTCACCGGAATCACCAAACCCAGCCGCAAATGTTCTGAACTTGACATCCTGGCTGTCCACGGTCTGGCCCGTTCCCAAATGTGTGGTGTCAATCATGGCACGTTCCAGGTTTGGTCCGTCAATAGACAGAACCTGGCCCAGCTCTAAACTGTTCCAATCAACCCGCGCGCCTTGCCCTAAAAATGCTGCCATGAATTTATCCCGTTGAGTTTGCTCTATAAGAAATCAGGAATGACAACATCCTGATGTAGGAACCTTGCCTGCCCCCATCAACTGGGGCTGCATAATCTGTTCGGTCATTGGTATGGGTACAGCCCAGGATTTGTACGGTACCCGATAAACCCCCAGCCAATGGAATCACCACTGAACCCCGGAAACCTGATAGGGCTTTTCTGACATCTTCACCCAGGTCTGACGCTGCCAGGAATGTGTCTGCCATGCACAGAAAATCCATGTCTAGGCTGATAAGCCTGGTGGCACCAGACAAATCACTGTGTGGCCTGCTGGTTGAAATGTCATATGTAATGGCTGGCAGTGTCAATTCCTGATCCAAAACCAATGGGCTGATCCTGGTAGAAACCGCAGCACCCACGTTCAAATCATCCGTTAGCTTTTTATATATGGCACGTTCCAATGGGCTTTTGGTACTCATTTCACACCTGCCTGTTTTGCCAGCCGCTTGATCCGGTTTTTGATTCTACGGTTGAACTCTTTTTTGATGTCTTTGAACAAACTTGGCAAGTGTCTGTCAGCCGCCCTGGTCAGATAAAACTGCCCTGGCACTGCTGGGATTTTCACCCGATATGTGGTGCCATTCCTGCCAACAATACTGGCTGTAAATGCCCGCCGCCCAAACTCAATGATTGCTGCTAATTTTCTTCTGCTGCCGCCCTTCAAACCAACACCAACACGCCCTGTGATTTCATTGCCACCACGTTTGCGCTTCAGGCTGATTTGGATCTGTTCTTTGGTGTCACCATCATCAACCGCAACCGCTTGTTTGGCTGTTGACTGCATATCCTTCAATGATTGACGCACAGCCAATCTGGCAATCCGCTGGGCATCTTTTTCACCCAACAGTTTGATTGCCCTACGTAATTCACGGTCACCAATCAGTTTGACATCTACCCCGAATTTGCTGGAGAATTTGGCCTTATTGTTTCCAAACAGGGCCATGGCTACACCATCTCCCTGGCCAGGATTTCCAACTGTTCATCTTTTTCCAGCCTGTTCAGCACCTGCACAACTTCAAAATTCCTGCTGCTGTAAACCAGCCTAGATGTGGTGGTGATTTCACTGGCATACCTGGTGGTGATTTTGTGGGTGATCCTGCCTTTGGTCTGGTTGGCGTTTTGTAGCTCCTCACCACGGCTGGGTTCAATTCTGGCCCACAGGGTCACCGCCGTTGAATAACTGGCTGTACGCCCGCCAACGCCGTCTGTGGTCATGGTTGGATTCTGCACCTGAACCCTGTGCCGCATGGGTCCGATCCGCATCAGTACGCCTTCCCAACCTCAAACTGGTGGCACAGGTTTTTCACGCCCAATGGCACTTCTGCAAATGTGTTGCCCCTGGGGTCAACTGCTTCACGGTGTTCATAGTAGTGGGCCACCAGCATCAGCACAGCCTGTTTCAAACCCTCTGGCACATCAGACGCACTGGTGCCGTAGCCTGCAACAGCCACAACCGTCACCACGTTTGCTTGGTCCAATGTGCTTGGCCACTCTTGGCCTGACTTCAGGAAAATCCTGCCAGGGTCACGGATGGTGCCGACGCCATACACACTGGTGCCCAACGTCTGGCTGGCCCCGTCCCCATCGGTGTAGCTAATGGATGTCACAGACACCAGTGGGGCAATCGGGAAGAAAATAGCATCCTGGTGGGGGAACTGATCCACCTGGTACGTCCAGCTGGCGTTTATCAGCTGCCGGTTGGTCAAATGTTCAACCACGTTGGTGGCCCTGGTCACCAGGCTGGCAATCAGGGTGTCTTCATCGGAATGGTCAATCCTCAGCCATGCTTTGGCATCGGACGTTGCAACCACCGCTGCCGCTGGTCCCGTGGTTTGTTTCAGGCCAAAATAATGTGGATCCATGCTGCCCCTTTTAGGAATCATTCGGAATAGAACAAAAATAGGGCACCCCGGAGGGTGCCCCATCTGTTCAAAATGTCAATCCTGGAATCAGAATCAGGCCAGGGTGATGACCTTACACGCAGCGGTGTTCAACAACTCACCGTCATTGAACGCAATGCCCCGCACACCAACTTGGCCATTGGCCGCAAACAGCTCATCCAATCGGGTGAATTCAAACCCGCCGAAATCCACAATTTGATAGTAGCTGGTGTCACCAAACAGGATTGGCTTCTTACCAGTGGTCATAGCGTCCACGTTGTCAGACTCATAGACCGGCTTGCCCAACAGGGTGTCAGGTGCTGCACCCAAACCTGGGGTCCACAGGTAATTCAATGAACCGCTGGTTTGCACTGGGTTTTTCAGCTGGCGGATTGCCTTGGCTGCTTCTGGGGAAATGATCCAGTTGGCGGTTGGGGCCATACGGTAATCAACTGCCACGCTGTAGAACAGGTCAATGATTTCATCACCAGTCACAGCAGTCTGGCTGGCAGCAGTCACACCAGATGCAGCATTGTCAAAAATACCCCTCGGCGCGTTGCTATCATCACCAGTCAAGAACGCTGCCAATTCAGCGGTTGCAAATGAACGTGCAAAGCTGGATGCAATGTAGGCTTCCAACTGGGCAGCGCTGAACGTGCCGGTGTAATTCAACAGCTCTTCAGAAACCTTCATGATCCGGCCCAGACGCACTGGGTTCATGGTCACTTGGCCAAACTGATGGTCAGACTCCGAGATGGAACCACCTTCAGCCCCGTATGCCGCTGAACCAATGCTGGATTCAGTTGCAAATGCGGTTTTTTGGCTGACTTGGGTGACCGTGCCGATTTGCCGCATAAAGTTTGCTTCCTCACGCAACTGGCTGATTTGTTGGCTGACAGCGGTGGTGGCCAGGTTGCCACCAGCACCAGCTGAACCAATGGACAATGCACGCTGTTCAGCGCCATTCATTGGCTCACCACACAAACGCTTCATGAATGCTGTGCGGTATTCTTCTGACTCAGTGGTAATTTCACCACGGTGTTCAGCTTCTTCAGTTTTCAGAACAACATCAGCCATTTCAGCTTCACGCTGGGCGGTTTGCTCTTCCAGCTTGATGCGGCTTTCAATGGAACGCACTTCAGATTCCATGCCTTCAAACTGTTCCATTTGATCTGCTGGCAATGAGGATGCGTCTTTGTTGGCATCCAAAATTTCACGCTGCTTTGCAATCAGGGCAGCGCGCTTTTCCTTTAGGTAATTGATGTTCACGGTATTTTTCCTTTTGAAACGTGAAACAAAAAAACAGGTTTCAGCGCACCACAATCAACAGACAATGGCACCTGTAGCGTTGGAAATTGGATGGCCAGCTGGCCCCACTGCCCGTTGGCAGATTCCCAAAACAAAAAGGCTGAATCAGGTTGCCCCAACCCAGCCCAGGAGGGTTGTTCTTTTATTCGGCAACCCCATCGGAAATCCGCAGATACAGCCGCAACATTTCAGGTTTGGGTGTGTCCCGCCGCAGGGCTTGACGCTTCAAACCACGCACAGCCACGGTTGTGTCCTCATAGGCTGGGAAGCTGACCACGGAAACATCAAACAAATCCAGGTCACGGATTTCCCGCACCGTCTTTCCGTCACGCTCTTCCCAGGAATCATCCCGCACCACAAACCCAAATGACATGGCATCTAGGTCACCACGCCGGATTGATTCCAATGTGTCCTGGCCAACGGTTGTGTGGGGTATGTCAATCTCAGTCCGCAGCCCGTGTTCATCTTGGGTCAAACGCAGGGTGCCGGATTTGGTCCGGCCCAGAATCATCTTGGGGTCATGGTCCACCAGCGCCCGCACATCATGATGTTCATTGATTGCCCTGGTGAATGCACCTGGCTTGATGTATTCCACAAAATCACCTAGGTCACGGCTCTCTGAATCAAACACGCTGGCGTAGCCCACAATGGTGTCAGCTGTATCACCGGATTCCAGTTTGACTTCTTGGTGGGCACGCCGTTCCAACTTTTCTGCTGGGGCAGCTCTGTAGCCGCCTGTGCCACCGGAACCACCACCGCTAGCGCCACCTTCCACAATTCTGTCATATGCCGCATGGGTACTGCATGGCATGTAGATTGTTTGGCCATCCAAATCCATTGTGTGTGTACCTTCACACCCCAGAATTTCAGCCCTTGCTTTGGCTTCATCTTCAGTTGTGAACTGGTCAACATTTACACGTTCCCGTTTTTCATCACTCATCCGTTCATCCTTACTTGATTCTGGGTGCCCGCTGGGCAACAAATCTTGGTCATGCTTGCCCCGTCTGAACTTCAGATTGGCCAGGGCATACAGAAATGAATTCACCCGTGCATAGGCCCACGCTTCCGCATTGGGGATGCTTGGGCGCACTGAACTGGGCTGGGTTTTGTATGCCCCAACACCACGTTCAAACACCTTTTCCAACATGGACATGGTGGCCCGCTTCCTAGCATCATCCCCATGTTCATCATTGTGTTCCTCTAGCTTCCGTTGCAATGCAACCTTCACATTGCCGGTCACCTGCCGCTGTTCTTCTGATCCGTCACCCAGGTCAGCCACCAGGTCCAAATCCACCACTGGCACACCCACCTGCCTGTCTGTTTCAATCAGGTCATCATTCATTTCCACAAACACTGTGATGATTGCTACTGGCCCAACATCATCAGTGTCCATGGATTCTGCACCAAACTCAGCCATGCCGGATGTCACAACCTCATCCACCACGCCGGTGTAGATACCTTTTTCAGCCCGCCACCTAACAAACAAACCTGGTTCAACATCTGCCAGGTCAGCCCGTGTTTCACGCCGTTTCTTCAGCTGATCCAATACGGCCTTCATTCTGGATTCACCCAGCACACCAACTGTGCCCCATTTCACCTGGGCAACAATGCCAGCAACATTGGACAGGTTTGGCCCCAGGTCAGCATCCTGGAATTGTTTGCCATCTTCAAAATGTCGGGCGCTCCAGGCTTCACGCTCCTTGATCCACGCCAACACGGCTGGGGAACTCACACCACGTTCAGCCCGCTTCCAAATTTCAAACGCTTCATTCCCACGGATATTGCCACCAGCACCCCAGATATCTGGGTGGTTGCGTTTCAAATCTCTGGCATAGCTGTGGTCAAACACATCAAACCTGGAATTGCCCAGGCTGATTGGTTCATCATCACCGGATTGGGGAAAATCTGTTGCCATCAAACTGCCTGAATGATTGACACATCACCAGTTTTGATTGGGCTGTGTCTGATGTCTGTTCTGGGTTCATACGTTGTGCCATCTGTGTATGTCACAGTTTGGCCACGCAGGATGAATGGTTCACCTGGCTTGACGGTCACACCGTTCAGGCTCACTGGGGCATTGGTGCCCAGCGCCCGCCAAACCACTTGGTTGACACCGGCCTGCCGGTACAGCTCCAGAACAATGCTGCCTTCTGCACGCCGCATTTCATCATCAATTATGTCTGTGGAATGGGCACCGTTGGCCCAGCTGGCCACCACAACTTCACGGTTTTCCGATGCCACAATGCTTTGGGCTGAACGCCGTGAACGCCTGGTAGCAAACCGCCGGGCAATGTTTTCCAACGCCTCAACACTCAGTTGGCCAGGGTTGCGGCCCAACTCATCACCCATGATGTTTGACAACTGGTTGCCCAGCTCGGTCAATGCTGGCAGGATCTGTCTGAATGCCAACCGCTGGTATTCCCCTTCATAGAACTTCTCAGCCCATTCAGGAATCTTGCCTGGTTCACGGTCAATCTGCCGCAGGGCTGCATTTACCTCAGCCCGGGCAATGGTGTTCAGCGCCCGTTCCCAGTTGGCTTTGGCATTTCCCCTGGCAGCATCCCGCAGGGCCACCACATCCACAGTTGGCAGCGCCCGCTGTTCATCCTCCATGGGCATTGGCTCTGGGGCATCACCAGGTTTCAATGCTTCCATGTTCAATGGGGACAGGTACAAATCACCGTTGCCACCAATCGGGTCCAGGTTTTCAATTTTGCGGATGTCATTGACAGACAGGAACCCAGCCTGCCGTGCGGTTTGATATGCCTTGAATCTGGAATCCAAATCACCACGCAGCAAATGGTCAAATTGGAATTCAGCAAACACGCCACCAGTGGTTGGCAGCAATTTGGATTTGATTTCTGATTCAATCCGCCGTGCCCATGGGGTCAATGTGTGAACCACAAACGCCCTGTTCAACTCACCGATTGAACCGTAGCTGCCTGCATTCTCCAGGTCAGCCAACATGGATGGTGGCACTCGGAAAATACGTGCAATCTCAGCAACCTGGAACCGTCTGGTTTCTAGGAACTGGGCATCATTCGGGTTCACGCTGATTGGCTTGAAATCAATACCAGCTTCCAACAGGGCAACCCTGGCTGAATTACCAGCACCCTTGTGGAGCTTTTCCCAGCTCCGCCGCAGGTTTCCAAACGCCTCATCAGACAGTTTGCCTGGCACACTCAGGATGCCCGATGGGGTGCCGCTGTTGCCAAACCAGTTGGCCCCATACTGTTCAGCCGCAATGCCCAGCCCGATGGTTTCCCGTGCCAAACCAATGGGTGAATATCCCACCAAACCCAATGGCCCCAGCGCCCGAATGTGCAACACCTGGTCAGATGTCCA